CATGAGCATTCTTACGGAGGGAAAGAAGGTCTTTATGAGATCGCACTTTTAAAAGGAGACAAACTACACTACGACGACGAGTGGACAGACGTTAGGGGTTGGTTAACCAGAGCGGAAGTTTGGAGTTGGTTGAGAATTGTTTCAGAATATTAAGTTAATGTTACAGGGACTTTAATTAGTCCCTGATTCCTTTATAATAAACGTATACACCACAACGGAGTTTTTCATGTACACCACTGAACAATTTGACAAGGACGTAGCAGGGTTGAGAGCATTGATTAAAATGTGTGATGATTTAGAGAAGGAGAACAATAAAAAAGCAGATGCCTTGATTAAGCAAATCAACGGAGAAAATGCTTTTTTCTGGAGGGCAAACTAATGAATAAGAAATACATCGTTGAAAACCTTGAATTTGATAAGAAATTCAAAAATGAAAAAGAGATAGAGGATCTCAATTTCAAACGGGTTAATGCAATCGGTATTTGGGATATTGAAGGCAAAACCGAGGATGAGAGAGTTTCAAAACTCTTTGATAAGGTGCAGGATTACATGGGAGTTTATCTTTGCTCTCTTTCATACTGTAACAACCGACCACACGCACTCACAGCGTTCAAGTAGACAGTTTAATTAGTGTCACAAGGGAACTTCAAAAGTTCCCTTTTATTCTCTATAATAGTATTATACACCAAAAGGAGTTACTCAATGTTTCAAACAAAACTAAACCTCACAGACACACCAAAGACAGAATACAACGGATGGGCAGATTGGACAACTTGGAATTGTGCGTTGTGGATAGGTGGAGATGAGGGTTTATACAACATAGCAAAAGATTGTGAAGATTACCCAGAATTTTTACAATACATTCACGGAGTTTTTAAGAATGATGCAACACCTGATGGAGCAGACTGGGGGGAGGCAGACTTAACAGAAATGAATGAGATGATTTCTGAACTGTAAACAATTGTTTCAGTTGCTCGCACTTGGGCAACTGAACCTTTATAATAAGAGTATACAAAACAAATTTCAAAATTATGTTCGATTACAAAATCATTGCTTACAACAAACTTGGTAAAGTTCAAGAGACAGAAAACCTTTTCTGTGCACCTGATGAGATTAATGACGTAATGTTCACAATGTCTGAGCAGTACGGATATGCAGAGGCATTAGACACAATGGACACTCACATGGGTGAGTATGGTGAAAGACCTCTTGCACTTGGTGAAAGAAGATATTTCTAATTGTTACAATGTCCAGACTTTACCCACAGTCTGGACAAAAATCCTTTATAATAAGTACATACACCACAAAACAAATTTCAAAATTATGTTACCACAAGTTCAAAGAATTTCAGAAAGAATCCTCAAAGTAGACAACTTTGAAAACGTTGCTCATGTATGTTGCGACTGGGAAGAGTTTGTTTTCGAGGTTGCAGAGTGGGGAGTAGACCACATTTGCGGAGTTGACTTTGATGACCTATCTGATGAGGCAATCAAAGAGTTAGACACATTCATTGCTTCATTCGGGTGTTCACCAAGTGACCCACACCCTTGCAGTAAGTACGCAAACCCTATCTTTGCTTAATATGAAGAACTTACATATTGAACACCCAGAGGACAGTATTCTTACAGGAGACTTATCTGTCCTCCGTGCTTTTGAGTCAGAGAACCATTATTCCGTAAAGATTGACGGATCACCCGCTATCGTGTGGGGAACTAACCCAGACAACGGGAAATTTTTTGTAGGCACGAAGTCCGTATTTAACAAGAGAACCCCGAAGGTTAATTATACAGTACAGGACATTGAAAAAAACCATCAGGACTTCGGATTGCAATCAATCTTAATACGTTGTTTGCACTGTTTACCCCGTATCGGTTTTGAGGGTCGTGTATTTCAAGGGGACTTTATCGGGTTCGGAGGTTATAGGGATTACAAACCAAATGCAATCTCTTATACATTTGCCGAAGTTCAGAACGTGGGAGTTGTTGTTGCACCACATACAGAGTATAAGGGAACAACACTTAAAGACATGAACGCAGAACCCTTAACAGAGAAGTTAGATCCGACAATGTTTGTTCAACCTAATGCGTGGATCAGTGAGTTTGGATCAGACAGAGACATTAACCTTATGTGCAACTTTGCCCGTAGTGTTGCAACAATGGTTGAGTTCGCAACACCCACCGAAGCAAAACAGTTGAAGCAGGATATCAACGCATACATTCGTGATGGAGATCAGGTAGTTGCGGAGGAGTTCGCAAACTATCAGTTGGTTAGGTTGTGGTTGTTGGTTAAGAGAATCAAAGAAGAATACATGATGCACATGAGAGATGACTTTGACGCGGAGTGCTTCTTAGGTAATGAATACATCTCAGGGGAAGGGTATGTAATGAGCAGTAAGCACGGAACTTATAAGTTGGTAGACAGAGAGACCTTTTCATATTATAACTTTAATATCATTCGTTCGTGATACAGCAGTTATGGGGGGTTGATCCCCCCGTATATAAAAACGGGTGGGGAACCTAACCTACAAAGTGTTACGGAAGCGAGATAAATGTGCCATTTTTGATACAAAAATTTTCCCAGGTATAGATACAATCAGAAATGAAAACTGAAATCCACTACATGAAAAAAAATCCCGCAGAAATTTTTACCACCATAGAGACCGATCCGAACACTGGGGAATACTACACCATCATACCCGAATGGATAATGAATGACATGAACTGGTATGAGGGAACTGAACTTCGATTTAATATTGATACAGAAGAAGTAATCATTACAGAAAAGGACGACTAATGAAAAACTATCACATCTACTTAAATGACAAATGCCTGTTTAAGAATTTAAACCAAGAGGAGTTTGATATAATTTGGGGAAAAATATATTACTCATATTTTAAAGAAGAACTCACATACGTTGAATGTATAGATGATGCTTGCATACAAGGTAAAGTAGAAGAACACTCCTATTAGTAAATATAAAGCAATCATTAAACTTGTAAATACTTAGGTTATATGATAAACTAAAAGAGAGAAGTCAATATAAAAGTACTTTACAGGAGGATTTATGAGTGGTGACATAGGCATTCACGAAGAAACAGTTGTCTTCTATGATAAGACAATGACAGAAACCAAAATGGTGCTATTAAATTTGAAAGGCATCAAACTCAACTATAAAGAGAGTAAACCGAACAAGTCAAAAAAATAACTTCTTATTGACAACGTATAGATAATAGTGTATTATATAATTATAATTGAACATTAGTATGGCAAAAGGATTTACTGTTAAATCAGCTGCAGCAAAAGCAAAAAAACAGGCAGACACACCAGAATGGGATTACGATAAAGCAAAAAGAATGATAGCAGGTAAGACAGTAGTATTCTGTCTACCAGGTCGAGGAGTATCATATACATTTTTAAAGAACTTTGTGACACTATGCTTTGACTTAGTTCAAGCAAAGGCAAGTATACAAATATCACAAGATTATTCATCAATGGTAAATTTTGCCCGATGTAAGTGTCTTGGTGCGAATGTTCTTCGAGGTCCTGATCAATTACCTTGGGATGGTAAGTTAAAGTATGATTACCAGTTATGGATTGACTCAGATATCGTATTCAATGTAGAAAAATTCTACCAACTAGTTCTAATGGATGAAAAGATTGCATCAGGTTGGTATTGTACAGAAGATGGAAGAACTACATCAGTTGCTCATTGGTTAGATGAAGATGACTTCAAAGGTAATGGTGGAGTCATGAATCATGAAACACTTGATTCTATCGCAAAAAGAAAGAAACCTTTCACAGTGGATTATGCAGGTTTCGGATGGTTACTTATCAAGCATGGAGTATTTGAAGATAAAGAAATGCCATATCCTTGGTTTGCTCCGAAGATGCAAGTATTTGAATCTGGTGCTGTACAGGATATGTGTGGAGAAGATGTCTCATTCTGCTTAGATGCAAAGGCAGCAGGTTTCCGTATTATGTGTGACCCACGTATCAGAGTAGGACATGAAAAAACCAGAGTTATATAGTATCTCTTATAAAGGAGAGGTTCTTCATAAAGACCTTTCCAGAGATGAGTATTTTGAGAAGATGCAGGACTTAGCAGATGAGTTCTTTGAGAATGGTACACCGCATCCGCTCGAACTTGACACAGATGTAAAGAATGTACCAGAAGATTTTAACATAGAGGATTATCAGTAATGGCAAAAACATTTAGCATGGGCAATACAATTGAAACCCGCCCGAAAAAAACTCGTCAAGGAAAGGGAAAACACTCGAAATACTCGGCAACATCCC